TTATACATTGATTTTATTCCCCTTTGTTCTACTTGCATATTTTTTTGCTGTTCAATTAATTTAATTATTATTCCTTCTAATCTCTGGAATCTATTTCCTATATCTTTGGTTAAGTCCTCCTGGATATATTTGTTCTGCTTCCATATAAAAAACCCGAACGCCATTGCAACAGCCAAAGGAACGCCAAATTGCTCTATTATTTGAAATATATCCACTACTTTCCATTTTTAATTAACTTCTCAATATTAGAAAAGCCCTGTTCTATTTTTGATTCCAACACGGCAACCCTTTTGTCATTATCAATTGCTAATTTTTGTGCCGTATTTGCCGTTTCTTGGGCGTTTTCGACATCTCTTGAAACAATACCTGCCGTAAACAAGATATTGCCTAAAATCAAGCATATTGTAATCCAGTTGCCTATGCTTATTCTCTCTTTCATATTAATTCAAAATGTGGTAAATCATCAAAAGTGTTCTTAGAGAAGTCTATAACCCCATTATTAAAACCTCTCCAATTACCACCCCATCTGATATTGTGTGAAATTTCACCTAATTCTTTTAAAATTTGTGCCTGTGAAAGAACATATCCTGCGAAATAATAAAATCGCTCTCTATCATTCCAATCTATTGGGTAAGGACAAACATCAATAGCCCTTGACGGGATTCCATTGTGCTTGCCGTGAGGATACTCTTTCTGCGAATTACCCTTCGCAAACGCTTCATTTTGCTCTTCTTCGCCCCTGTGTCCGCAAATAACAGAGCAATCAACAGTTTCTATAATATCATTAAATAAGGCTTGTAAATCTTCATGGCAGGTCGCTAATCGTTCTCTGGATGCTTTGCCGAATTTTGGCATGATTTATCTCCGAAGATTTTATTGTAATTTTTAATATACCTCCTATCAGAAAGGTCTATACGAAGCCAATCACCCTTGCCCGAACCATTAAGATCACCCTTTTTGCGAATTACTCTGTTTTGACCTGTTACAGTATTTTCGCTTGGGCTTCTCATTTCTTTTTAGACTTCTTTTTAGCAGTCTTTTTAGGGGCAGTATAGGGTGTCATATCTTTAAGTCCTTTTATCCTTGTCCATTCGCTTGAATCAAGCAGGTTTTTTAAAGATTTATCGTCAATGTTTTTAAAATCCCTCACCTCTCCACTAACATTTTTTAAATACACACTCATATAATCTCCTTATCTGAAGGGGGCAGTTGCCCACCCCCTTCAATGTTACATACTATTACGAAGCATTAACGAAGTTTAATCCCATTTTATTAGTTGCGGAATCAAGTAATTTCGCACCATATATCATGTCAGCAATTACCTTCGTACCAAGATAATCAACATCATATTGAGATTGCAATCTTACATCTTGAGAGGCTGCAAAAGCACAAGCACCCGGAACATAAACAGCACCACTCCTACTGGTTCCACCTGTAGCTATAGCCTGCGAGAAGAATACATCCATTCCGTAGATCAAGCCAACTGCACCAGTAGTAACATGGCTACCAGCAGCAGCATTTGAACCTGAAGGAATTGCATCTTGTCGTACAAAGTAAGAGCCTATACCTGCGGTTGGATTTAAAAGATCAGCAAGTATTAAATGATTCACAGCCATTGAACATTGATTTGGATCAATATCTAAATCATAGAGACTCGCAAGTATTGATTCAAGATCACCAGTTGCAATAGCATCATCGGCAGTTAAAGTAACTGTAGTTTGCATCCCATCAAGCTCCGCCCATATATCAGTTTCAACCTTTCTTGCCAAAGATTCACCAAAAGCTCTCGCATATTTTGAAATAAGCTCATATTCTGCCTGTATTGTTAAAATATCTTCAAATATTTCAGCCTGATATATTTGTGTATTAATATCAAGTTGAACAGCAGTTACATCGTGAGCCTGTGGCGTTGAGTCTTTATTGGTATCCCAAACAACAGCAGTAGATTGAGTTTTAGTTTGTGCAGTTTGCATCAGAATTGCAGGGATATTAATTTTATCACCTTTATTCTTAACAAGTGCAGAATAATCATCTACTGAATTACGCAATTTATTAGCCCTGAAAAAGAAGCTATAAATTGCATCTGCCCACACCTCTGGCACGAAACCATCACCAGATGTTTTGTCCATTAAATCACCAACAGCACCACCAACAAGGATAAGACTTAAAATGTCTATCATAAGTTGAGGATCGGTTGTTAAAAATGTAAGTTCCATTTCTTTCTCCTAATTTTTCATTTTTCTTTGAGCTGCCGCAAGTATATCACTCCAATTCCTTTTTGCTTCTTTGGGGTCAATAGAAGTCCAATCCATTGGCGGTGGTTGTTTACCAATCGATCCCCGAGCCGTAGGAGCTTCTGGAGTTTTTGCAGCAATTTTATTTTTAAGTAAACGAAGCGTAGATAAACCTTCTTTTGAAAGTTCTTCTGCTTCCGCTTCATCAGAAGCTATAGATGCGATGAGGTTAGTTTTCTCATCATCCTCATACTTTGAAAGCCGAGTATATTCGCCTTCCAGTTTCTCAACCTTAGTATTAAGTTCAGCTATGAGTTCATCTTTTTTACCATCTTCTGATAATTGTTTTTGCCTTGCTTTTTCGTTTGCAGTATTATGTTCATCCAATTTAGCTTGCAATTCTTTAATTGTAGCTTTTTTAGCCATTACTTCCTGCAACAAACCAGAATCGGCATTTTCAGGTTTGCTCTCTGCCTTAATGTCAAGACTTTCTTGTACGGTTTCTTGTACTTTCTCTTCGGACATACTGCCCTCCTTTTATGTTATGCACAAGTTATCAACATCTTATTCACATTTTCTTGCACGAATCCAATAACAAAACTTAAATTAAGGTGTAAATAAAATGCAAGTATTTACAATACTTTTCTTAAAAACTTAAAGGCGTGCTTTAAAATAACTTAATTTTTGCAAGCTAACTTATCAACATATAAAAGAGAGTGGTTTAAATTCATGGATTATGAACCGCATAGAGGTCAATCCATGCTTCACTTCCCACAAAAAAAAAGTGCAAGATTTTTTGTTATCGTGTGTGGCAGAGGATACGGCAAAACCTTTGCATCTGCGAAGGAAGCGTCGTTTGTTGCATCACAACCTAACAAAAAGGTAGCCCTTGTGGGGCTGTCATATAAGAAGTCAAAACTCCTGTTTGATGAAATCTGGCGGACAATGGTTATTCCAAATAAATCTGCCGTTATTAAGTCGTCAGAGAAAGACCAATATGTGCTGTTTAAATGGAACTCATCTATTGAGGGTTTGTCGGCTGATAACCCAGATTCGTTAGTCGGTGACGAATATGACTTGGTGATATTGGATGAGGTTGCCAAAATGAAGCAGGATATTTGGGATATGTATATATCTCCTGCCGTCGGTCGTCGCAATGGTAAAGCGATATTTATAACAACCCCGCAAGGCTACAACTGGATATACGATAAATATCTTTTAGGGAAAAAAGACCCTATGTGGGAGAGTCATACTGCTCCTGCTTGGGAAAACCATCACGCATATCCGCAAGGCGAAAATAATTCTGTTATTTTAGAGCGTAAGCGGAATATGTCTAAAGAAGTGTTTGACCAAGAATATGGTGCGAAATTTACTTCATTTGCAGGTCGTGTTTATCCGTTTGACAGGAATTTAGATGTGGGGAAATATGGATATAACCCTAATTTTCCTACCTATTGTGCGATGGACTTTGGTTATCGTATGCCAGCCGTTGGATGGTTTCAGGTTTATAATGTTGGTGGAATTGAGCATATCAATATGATAGATGAGTTTATCCACCAGGAGAATATTAAAACAGAGTCTTTAGCTCAAATTCTTAAAGAAGCACCATATAATATAGCTGCCTATTATGGTGATCCTGCTGGTATGCAAGCACAAGGGCAGTCAGGGCTTGGTGATATTGAAATATTAAGACGACACGGCATTGTTGTTCATTCTGTAAGAGATAAAACTTCAAGAAATAAGGCTTCGGGCGAAACTCATGTTCGTGGCTTTATGGAAAGTGCAGATGGACTAAGAAGGTTTCATATAGACGAGAAATGCACAGGGATTCAAGAGGATTTAGAAAGTTTGCGTTACCCAGAGTCAACTATAGACCTAAAACCTGAGAGTTTAAAAGATGGCTACCACGATCATGGTTGCGATATGGTTAGGTATTTTTTTGTAAACCGTTTTCCAATTAAAAAAAGAGAAGTAAGGATGATTAAAAGATGATAGACTTAATTCAAGACTCAATTAAGGAATTAAAACTTCACAATGCGAAAAAGCGTGAAGATCATATTGAGAAACTTTTAGACTACTACAATGGCAATGATACAGCTAATTACATTTCAAGAATGTTTGCTGGTTCTGCTTTTTCTGAAATTCCACCAGTAGAAACAAATATAACAAGAAAATTCATCAATAAGATGAGCAGAATTTATACGATTGGTGCAATCAGGAATGTAAATGATAAATATAATGAGCTTACTATTCTAAAAAATGCTCGCATGAAACATATCGAGCGTATGACCCGTCTTTGTGGTACTATTGCGACACGAGTAGTAATGGTAGATGGGGATATGCCTTATCTTGACTACAGACCTATATATTTCTTTCATGTAAACTTTGAAGATGACCCATTTACGCCAAAATCTATTTCATATCCAGTTTTACAACCTGTGGAAGATACATCTAAGGTGGAAAAGCTACAATATGCCTATTGGGATAAAGAAAGATACCTTTTAATGGATGAAGATGGTATCATTTTAGATGAAATACCACACAATTATGGCGTTTTACCATTTATTTTTACTCACAGAGAAAACCAAACAGACAGTTTTTATGTGGAAGGTGCGAATGATATTGTTAATGCGAATGAGCATATAAATATAGCAATGACAGAAATGCAACTTGGACTTCGCTTTCAAATGTTTGGACAGCCTGTTATGACGGGTGCGGAAATGGGGAATAAGCAAAGAACAGGCTCAGATGTGACATTAGAATTACCCGAAGGTTCTACATACGAAATCGTTGCCCCGCAAGGCAATGTCGAGGGAGTTATCGAAAATGTTAAATTCCTCGTTGAACTCGTAGCACAAAACAACCACCTATGGGTTCAATGGTCAGAGCAAGGAGGGGAAGTTCCTTCGGGTATCTCTTTGATGATAAAGGACTTAGAGCGAAGCGAAGATTACCAAGACGACTTAGAACTCTGGAGAATGTACGAGTATGAATTATATAGAGTTGAAAGACAGGTCGCAGCAAGTTTTGGTGTATCCCTGCCAAGCGACTTGGGCTTAGACTTTAAAGAGCCTGAGTATCCAAAGACAGTTCAGGATCAAATTCTTTGGGATAAACACAGATTAGAGCTTAATTTAATTAATGAAATTGGGCTTTTAATGGAATACAATAACGACTTAACACAAGAACAAGCGGAGTTAACCATTGCCTCAAACAAGCAAAGAAACCAAAAACTCTCAATCTTTGAAAAAGCACGCCAAGCAGCTCAAAGAAGAGATAATTCCATCTCTTGAAGTAACACTTGACGACAACATTGAAAATTGGATTGATATAGAAACAATGACTCCTATAATCAGTATGGCGGTGCAACAGTCTGAAGAAAATATAATAAAAAATACATCAAGCTATTCAAAGGCTAAGAAATTAGGAGAAAAGTTCGCTCGTGAAATTACAGATTAAAACGACCTTTGACTTTGGGAAATTAGCTGAAAATTTACCAAAAATTCTTGAAAAACATAGCCAGAGGACTGCCAGAAGTTCTGCTACTGGTGCAAGGGAGGCTATTGATAAGGGTGTTAGCCCGCCACTTAAAAAATCTACAATAGCAAGAAGAAAAAGGGCAGGTACAGGCGGAAGTAAACCACTTTTTGAAACAGGGGCATTACATCGAAGCATAAGAGGTACTTCTGAAGGCTTGGAGATGAATATATACGGATTATACCATCATCAAGGGCATAGCAAAGGACATTTCCCCTCTCGCCCATTTATACAACCATCAGAGAGAGCTATATTAAAATCGTTTGATGCGTTTAGAAAAGAATTAAGAAAGGCACTTAAAAAGTAATGGCTGATGAGGAACAAAATACGCAAACTCTTGAAGAAGAGGATGAGAACATCTTATTATGGGCGACGCTTGGAATTAGTTTTGCGATTGACATCTTCGCAACAGAAATTGAGCGAGAAATTGCTCTCCTTAGAAACGCAGGTATCTCAAATGATCAAATACTTAGAATCCTGCGAAACGATCTATCAACAAATGGAAGAATATTCGGACGACTGCGAAATAATATTAAGCGAGGAATTGTATCAGCAGTTATGCAAGCATCTCGGATCGGACAAGATAGAGTTTATGGGGATAGCGTAATGATGCAATGGGTATCTGTAGGAACGCCTAAAATATGTGTAGATTGCGAATCCCGCATTGGACAAGTAAGGTCTTGGGAAGAATGGGAGGCTTTAGGACTTCCTGCTTCTGGATTTTCCGTTTGTAAAGAGTATTGTTACTGTCAGCTTATTCCTGAGACTGTTCCGATGCCTGATTCAGTTTCTTTATAGCCTTTTCGGCTTCTAAAACCCGCTTTTCCCACTCAACACGCTGACTGGGGGTAGGTCGCCTTGCAGGCAATGGCTCAATTCCTGCCAATTTTGCCCTTCTTTGCCACTTTCTCATAATCTTCCGAGCCTGATTACGCTTTTTCTTGTTTTCAGCCTCTTTGACGGCTTTTCTTACAGCAGAATGGTCTTTTTTTGCCCGAATCGCACCATGTTCTTTCTTTCTGGGCGGTAATTCACTAAAATCCTGTAATTGCACAGGCACATCTTCAACTATCTCTGCATCCTGAATATCACCAATATCAGACTTTTTCAACCACTTCTCAAATGGACTATCAATAGTAACATGGATATTCTTCTGTAATTTACCACCATGCTCCAATACTAATCTACCAGCCTGCACATTACCAGCCTTTGCCTCACGAACCATCGCCCGTAATACTTGCACTTCCTCATAAGCATGTTCAACCATATAAGCCTCATACACAGCATCCCAGAAATTAGGGTCTCTGCGTATATTATACAGAACCTTATCCGATACGCCACAGGAAACAGCAACATCTTCATGTGACACATTTGGTGTATTCGCATATATCTGAACAGCTTTATCAATAACTCCTCTAAGCTGTAAGCTTTTATCTGTAGAAGGCACTTATATCTCCTCTGTGTCCATACCTAATAATTTAATGTTAAATGGCACTTATTTTACAATTTTTTAAATTTTATGCTTTCTGGACTTATTTTTTTTATTTTGTGGGGAATGGTGATGCCCCCGCCCCTGGCTGACCGATACCCCTCTACCCCTTTTTGATGTGACCGGATACCCCTGGGGATAACCTGCGGATGGTAGTTTGAGCGTCCTGGGAGTGGTGTGAGCTGACCCATAAAACAAGCATAAAACAAATCCCGAAACAATATTTTAACCAATATCCTAATCCATTTAATCCAATCCCTTTTTCTAATCCTTTTATCCTATTACGCTTTATTACTTATCTTTACTTATACTTATAGCTGTGTATGTTTTCCGCCGCCGAACTTTCCACCCGTTACCATTACACAGAATCAATTTAAAGCCCTGAAAATGCCTTTTAAAGCCCTTTTAATTACTTTCCTTTGATCTATTACCTATTACATAGAAAGCCTTTTAAATGTAAAATAGTAAGGTTTTCCCCGCTGTTTAGAATAATTTACCCGCTTAATTAAATATTTTACCGAAGGGGAACCAATATTTTTTCAATATATATGTAAAAATTACTTGCATATATAAAAAGAATTGTTTTAATATTACAGCAATGCAATTAAAATAAACACTTAAATAAAGGATAAAATAAAAATGAAATATAAAATAGAAAAAATAAACAATAAATACCATATTCATATTTTAGATAATGAAGGAATAGTAATGGGAAGGTCATTTCATATATGTAATACAGAAAAAGATGCTATTAATATTATAGAAATGGAAAAAAGAAATGATGATATTTCCAGCATGAATCAAATAACAAACTACAAAGGATAAAAAACAATGAATAAACAAGACAAACATATAATGTATAAAAATAGGGAGTTAAACTGATGAAATATTTATCGGATTATGTAAATGCTAACCAGACCAAACTATTTAAAAGCACAGGAACTTTCTTTGCTTTTAATATGAAACAATTTAACGAGAATAAAAAAGATGGTGTTAAATATGTCAATATGGGAATGGGTATGATAACAGAAAAAGAGAATGTCAAAACACTCATAGAAGGGTTAAATAATATCCAGAATGAAGGTATTAAACAGGATGTAAAAGATAATGGCGTTAAGGCTATAATATGGCGTGAATTGGCTAATCACGAATGCCAGATAAATTACTCCTGTGAGCCTGTAATTGATGCTCTGGCTGGTTATCCTATTACAGAGGATGAAATAAAAGAGCAGTTTAAACCATATATGGCTCATTGTGTTAAACATGACCTATTTTAATGAAAGGGATTAAATCAATGAAAAACAAAATAACACTTGAAAAGCTGATTAAATATAATCAGAGTTATCACCAGCAACACGGAGTAACTGAATCAGACCTTAATAAATGTCTGGAGATTGTAAAGGTTTTTAATGATGCCAGAGATAGCCAGAAAAGTGCTTTGGCTGGTGATGTGGTAATATTAAAGGGAACTAAAAAAACCTACGAAAACGGACATATTGAAGAGGTTAATGTCTGGGGTAAAATAGAACGCAGAAATCGTTTAAGCATCTGCGTCAAGGCTTATATTCCATTCGTGAAAATTACAGATTATGGATATTTGCTTGATACCTCTGGAGGTTATTGGCTGGGTGCAGAGCCTCACGAATTTAAAGATACAGGGGAAACCAGAGAGAAACTATTTAAGGCTTGGGGGCATTGTGGAATGACAGGGAACGGTGCTTTCCATTTTCCTTATAAGGTCAAAGTCTGGGAATTAGAAAGTCTGGACATATATTAAGCATAGATAAAATGGAAAACTATTACGAATATAGCTTTTTAATAACTCATAGTTCAGGTAATTTTTTTATGCGGGTAATTTCCTACAATAAAAAAACCGCTTTTGATATGATATTAGAGGCGGAAAGCTGTCCGCCTTCAGCTATTGAATACATAAGTAAAAAAAGGGTGGTAATTTAGCTAAATAAAGCACTTTTTTAATTAAGCAAGGGGCAAACACCATAAAACAATAAAAACGCCTGAGAGCGTAAATTTGACAGCTTCAGGCATAAATTAAGGGAAAAAATGAATAAATATCTAATTTTTACTGCTCGAAAAAATTATAATGATTATAATGAGTTTTATGCAAAAATTACAGCGGAAAATTTAGATGCTGTAAAAAATATCATAAGGGGTAAAATGTTAAATCCTTTTTATTCCCTTATTATAAATTTAGATGGTGAAATATTATATAATGAATTTTTACCACCTAATTATAAAAAACCGATAACAGAATAAAAAAGGAGTTATAAAATGAAGCTTGAATATATAGCTACAAATAAACACGGGGATAAAAGAAAATTTTATGCTTATGGAAAATTTAGCTGTGAAAAAGATAATAATAAATACAGCCCGAAAGATTGGATTGTAACACACTTGGATTTATCGGAAAATTGGAATTATAAACCAACCGGTAATTTTAAACATGAAAATAATAATAACATAATAACAGAATTATAAAAGGGGATAAAATGAAGCTTGAATATATAGCTACAAATAAACACGGGGATAAAAGAAAATTTTATGCTTATGGAAAATTTAGCTGTGAAA